TTATGCGGCGGACGGGAGTGGGAGCGAGAGCCGATCCAGAGCTTGACCCAGCGCCAGCCGGAGCCGACGAACCGTGTCAGACGCGCCATCTGCCATTTCGCATAATGTATACACGGTGGGTTCCGAACCCGCCCGGATTGCCGCCTGTACGTCGCGAGGCGGGGCGAGGCCGACCCCCAGCGCTAGGGCCATGCCGACTGCTGCCAGTCGCCGCGCTAGCGAAGCCCACGCCTTCCCAGCCTTGCCGTCTGCGCGAACCGCTTTGACCGCCACGAGCCACTGAACTGGGTCGTCACCGGCCATCATCGCCATTTCCGCGATGTGCTCTTCGTCGGGGTAGGCATCGCCGTTCCGCCACTTGGATACAGCCTGCCGGTGCACGCCAAACTGCGCCGCCAAAGCGCTGTCTGAGGTGATCCCAGCTCGCTGCCGCGCCTTGTCGATGAGGGTGCTTACGATGCTCATGTCCCGTACCTAGTTGACAACATGTCCCGCAATCAGGTTACATGCATCCCGTCCCGTAGGCACGGGACACCCGCCACCGGCCCCCCTAGGCCGCTGGCGGGGTTTCTAGGGGCTAGGGGAGGGGATCTGCCATGGAAGACCTTGTCGTAGCGATGCTGGGTGGCGTGCTGCTCCTCGGCCTGCTCGTTTGTATCCGGGGCGAGCTCCGTCACCGCAAGGGTGGCACCAAGTGAGCGCCCTTGTCCTCATCGTGACGCTGATCGCCGCCTGCATGTGCATCGCGTTGGGCGTTGTCCGAATCGGCGTATGGCTGATCAACCGCCGCGAGCAGGGCCGCACCCGCACCATTCGTGACGCCGCATTCGTTGCCCAGGCGCGCGCCCAGCTCGCCGACCGCGACTACGCCATTGCGATGCTCGATCAGGAGGCGATGTCGCATGACTGAGTCCGCACGCCTGATGCTCGCCTGCATGCCGTCGAACGAGGGCTTTTCCCCGGTCCCGACCGGTGAAAAGGGGCAGGGAAGGGGGCAGGTTGGCCCGGGGAGTAACACGGGCCAAAAGGGTCAGCAAACCGCGATCATCGACTACCTGACCCTTGTGATGCCCCAATCCGCTGTTGACGATTTCCGTTGCAGCAACATCGAACTCCTGCTGTTCAAGATTTTCGGCTTTCGCGGCGAAGTGGTTGCCGGGCCTCTCCGGGAAAAGAACTGGAATTTCTATGCGCTGTCGGCGTTCCTCATCGACCGCGAAGGCGAGCTGGTTGGCCGCATCGGCGTCAGTGGCAACAAGGAAACGATCTGCGTCAGCTTGACCGGTGCAGGCTGCAAGTGGGTCAAAAGCTGGGAGCAAGTGCACAAGCAAGCCACGATGCTGCGCGCCCGCATTAGCCGCGTTGACTGCGCCCACGACGATTTCGAAGGATCCCGGTTGAACGTGCACGCGCTTCGTGAGCGCGCCGCAGCCGGGGACTTCTGCGAGGGCGGGTGCCCGCCCAGGCATCGCTTCATGTCCGACGAAGGCCACGGCACGGGCTCCACGCTCTATGTCGGCGGCAAGGGCCACAAAGAGCTTTGCGTCTATGAGAAGGGTAAGCAACTGGGTCTTGCCTCGTCCCCGTGGGTACGCGCCGAAGCTCGCCTGTACGGCAAGCATGTGGAGGTGTCTCTCGATGTGCTTCTCGACCCCGGCGCTTACCTGCGCGGGTCTTACAGCGTCATGGCTGAGTTGATCGAAGGCGTGTGTTCCCGCCTCAAAACGATTCGCAAGCAAGTCGAAGTATCTGCTGAGGCGATGGTGCTCTGGATGGAGCGACAAGTCGGCCCGGCTCTCAATGTTCTGCGCGGTGCGTTTGGCCATTCGTGGTCCGACGTATGCGAGGCCCGCATCCTCCGAGACGGTCACCCCGGAAGGTTTCGCGGTATTGCCAAGGGTGACGCCCTACACAAATTCGTGAGAGAAGAACTATGCCGATCTGCCGCGTAAAGTCCGCTGCCGTTGAAGAGCAGCACAATCAGAAAACCCAGACCATCATGCGTTCGCAGATGGCTGGCCTCGACCTGGGCAACGGCTATGAATTGCCGTTCCGCGTCGGCCTCGGCCAGCGTCCCGCTTACCCGGTGGGTGAGTACGACATCGATCCCAAGTCCTTCGCGCTGGGCCAATACGGCGACCTGACGCTCAAGCGTTACGTCGATCTTGTGCCGCTGGGTGCCAAGGCCGCTCCGGTCGCCCCGGCAAAGGCCTAACCAATGTCTGATCCGGCACCGCTCTACGTCGTCGGTTGCGCTGCTGAAAACATCCAGCAGGACGGCACGTGCTTGGTGCCGGTTTGGATGCCATACCACCAGCCGATTCTTCCACCCCTGAGTCTGGCTGATGGAACTTTGGTTGCCTTCACCATCGTGAGCATGTGGGCAATCGGGTTGAAAGCGCGCCTCGTATTTCGCGCGGCGCGTATCGGGGTCTACTGAAATGACGAGGAAAACCGCAATGAAGAACATCATCAACACCACCCGCCGCGTTGCCGCCTCCACCACCGCGAAGGTCGGCACCGCTGTCACCGGCCTGATGGCTTCCGGCATGGCGCTCGCCAGCGGCTCCGGTTCGCCGGGCGCTGCCATCGCCGGTGAAATGGCGGGTGGCAAGGCTGACATCGGCCTGGTCATCGGTGCCATCGCCATCCTGGTCGGCATCATCGTGGTGTGGGCCTACACCAAGCGCGCAGCGAAGTAACGGCGCGCCAACGAACGGCAGGGGGCGCGCGGAAACGTTCGCCCCCTTTTTCTTGAGCGAAAGGAGGGGTTATGGGGTATTTCGTGATCGTAGCGATCTGTGGCGCTGCATGGCTCGCATTCGAGGGCACGTGATGAACTGGTTGGTTCGGTCATTCGCATCAGCCGTCGCCCGAAGGGTGGCGTACGCGCTGGCCGTTATCGTCCTCGCCTACTGCGGAATAGGGCGCGCCTCCGCCCAGGCGCAACAGTGTGCTACCTCTCAAGCTGGTTGTGATGAGGGTCAGGCGTATTCGGCGTGCATGTCTGAATTGAGTGCATACATCGCTAGCAGGGCTCCAACTCAGCATCGCAACCAGCGCTGCGAGAAGACTTTTCCAACATCAACAACATCGATCACTTCGCGTTTTGAGTACCTCAACGGCACGGTATGGATCGAAGGTCAATACCGCACCTACGCCATGAATGGCTCATGCGCCGCTCGTGGATCCAAGGTCACACCATTCTTTCCGCCATCTGGTTCTGTGCGTTGCATGTCAGGCTGTGAATCTGTATTCCGCCACAACGCTGATGATACGAGCACGTATAGCCCTACCGGAAAGCTCTGTAACGAAAAGCCAGACTGCGCCGCCCAGGGCAAGAACATGGTGTGGAATGCGGCCTTAGGCGTCTGCCAGCCCGTCGAGCCTGAGTGCCCCGCAGGAAAGGTGCTTGTCGGCAATGCGTGTACCGATGAGAAGCCTTGCCCCGATGGCATGGCGCTCGTCAATGGGTCGTGCAAGAAGAAGGAAGAGGAGTGCCCCGCCGGGCAGATTCGATCCCCGCTTGGCAGCTGCATCCCCGGCGACAATCAGTGCGCGGCGGGCGAGGCACGCGGAAAGGATGGTACGTGCAAACGCGATCGGGACGGTGATGGAAAGCCGGATGAGGGCGAGGAAGAGGGCGAAGGTCCTGACGGAGAGAAAGTCAAGGAGAGTTTTTCGGGCGGTGACGATTGCGACGCGCCTCCGTCGTGCAGCGGTTCGCCGGTGATGTGCGGACAGGCTCGCATTCAATGGCGCATTGATTGCAACACGCGTCGCCGCGTCAACATCTCCGGCGGGCAGTGTAGTCAAGCCGGGACTCCAACGTGTACCGGCAAGGAATGCAACGCAATGGAGTATTCACAGCTGCTGATGCAGTGGCGCTCCGCATGTGCCGCTGAGAAGCTTGCCGCAAAGGACGGCGATTCCACAGGGACCAGTCCTACCGACACAAACAAGAACGGCGTCGCCGATGTGCTCGAAGGGCAGGGCGATGTTACGTCGCCGGGTAACGGAAGCACGGATGTTGCGAGTGCAAAGAAATGGGGCATCGGCGTCTCTTCCAGCATGCTTGACACCAGCGACATGTTCGGTGGTGGTTCGTGCCCACAACCGCCAACCATCGTGATTATGGGCAAGTCGGTCGGCGGGTCAGACATACCGTATTTCTGCCAGCTCGCCGCGATCATGCGCGCGCTTATCTTGGTCTTCGGCGCATACCTTGCGCTCCGCATCCTCATGGGGGGGGGCTTCTAATGATGGTTTGGACATGGATCGCAAAGGCGATCATTCACCTTATCGGCTCCTTCAAGGAAGCTGCGGCTGGCATCGTTGGGCGTGTGCTTGCGACGTTCGGCCTCACCACGGTCACGTTCAATGCCATCCTTCCCAACCTCAAGCAGACGGTAATGCAGTACGTGGGCGGCCTTGATGGCCCCGCGATGCAGATGCTCTCTTACCTCGGCATCGGCACTGTCATGTCCATGGTGCTTTCCGCACTCACTGTCCGGTTGACGTGGAAGGTATTCATTGTTCCCAAGGCCGTGGCCGATCAGCTTGGCGGAGGCGCGTCATGATCTACTGGTATACGGGCCAGCCTGGACACGGGAAGACCCTGCACGCCATTGAGCGTCTCCTTGAGTTCAAGGACCAGGGGCGCATGGTTTACGCCTGTAACATTCGCGAGTTCGACTATGCGAAAACGGGCGTCCTTGAGATGACGCCGGAGCAGTTCCGTGACTGGCCTGCGTTCTTGCCCGATGGTGCTGTTGCGCTTGTCGATGAGGCGTATGAGCATCAGATGCTGCCCAAGCGTGCACCCGGCGCGAAGGTCCCGCACCACGTTGAGCAGCTTGCCAAGCACCGGCATCGCGGCCTTGATTTCATCTTCGTCAGCCAGTCGCCGGACAAGCAGTGCGATCAGTTCGTGCATGACCTGATCGAGCGACATGTCCACGTGCGCCGTCGCTTCGGGACGAAGTTCGTACACCTGCGCGAGTTCGACCGATTTGAGGCCAACGCGGAGAAAGCGATCCCGTTGACTGTCAAGCGCAAGGCGCTGCCCAAGCGCCCCATGGGCATGTACAAGTCGACCGAGCTTGATACCACGCAGGTTCGTATTCCCTGGTACTACATCGCGTTGCCGATTCTGATCGTTGGCGGCGTTGGCCTGATGTATTACGCGTTCGGGCGCATGGGTGGAAGAATGGGTGGCACTGACATCAAACCGGAAATCACGTCTGGACAAGGCGCTGCCGCGCCGCGCGACGGAGCGTCAGCGACGGCGGGCGGGGCGGGTGTGCCCAAGCCCACGACCGCCATTGAGGATTACGTCAAGGAACATATTCCGCGCATCCCATCGCAGCCGTGGAGCGCTCCTGTCTATGACAGCGCCATCAGCGTGCCCAGTGCGGCACCGCGACTGTTTTGCATGTCGTCTGCCGGTGGTTTCAATGCGCAGGGCGCACATGACGATCCCAGCTGTACGTGCCTTACTGAGCAGGGCACGTCATACGATCTCGATGACGCAACGTGTCGATTCGTTGCCCGGCGCGGGCAATACGAGCCATACCGTGATCAGCGCCAAGATCGGTACGTTGATGCCCAGACGCAGATGGATCGAGCTCGGGGTGAAATTGCCGCGCGGGGCAGCGCCGAGCAGGGGGCGACAATTGAACACAGCCAGCGTCCGTTGGGGAGCTTTCCCGAGTCCCCCGGTTATAAGGGCGGCGTTACGGTCCTTGGGGAGGCAAAGCTGTGACCAGTGGCGGACGTGAATTCTTGAAATGGCTGGCCGTGCTGCTGATGACCGGCGATCACGTGGTGACGGCTCTCGGCCTTGGGTACGTGCCGGTGGTATCCGAAGCGGGGAGGGTGGCGTTCCCCGTCTTCGCCCTGGTCATGGGTTACAACCTCGCCCAGCCCGGTGCGGATGCCCTTAAGTCGGTCAAGCGCCTTGCGTTGTGGGGGCTGGTCGCTTCGCTGCCCGCATGCCTCGTGTTTGGCTCGCTGTTGCCATTGAACGTCCTGCTGACGTTCGCCCTTGCTGCGTTGGCGATATGGGCTGTGGAGCGTCGCCTGTGGCCTCTGCTGGCCGTGTGTGCCGTGGCGCTGCCGCCGTTCGTGGATTACGCGTGGCCGGGCGTTTGGCTCGTTCTGGCGGCGTGGGGCTGGTTTCGCCAGCATGGCCGATGCATGCACTGGCTGCTGGGGTCATGGGACTGGCGACGGGCGCGCTTGTACGCCGTCATGCCGATATGGGTCTGGATCGCCATGGGCCTCCTGTGCGTCTACAACGGCAACGGCTGGGCGCTTCTTGCGCTGCCGCTGATGCAGGCCGGGGAATGGCGCTGGCGGGTGCCCAGGACACGCTGGGCGTTTTACGGTTACTACGTTGGGCACCTAACCGTTCTGGCCTTGGTGGCGTGGTCGGCAGGTTAGCTGAGAGACCTCCCGCGTTGCGTTTGGTATCCTCGCGGCCATCAACTGGGAGTGGACATGGATATCCGAGCCGTTGTCGTTTGCGTTCTATTGGCGCTCTCACCGCCTGCAGTGGCCCAGATCCACTCTTCGACCGGCCCTAAGCCCAAGCCGCTCGCTCCTGTGCGGAAGCCGCATCACAATTCGATGGCAAACAGCACAACCCCTTTCAACTGCGAGGATCAGCGGTGGCCTAAACATCCGCATCCTGGCATGAAGGCTTTCTGTGATCGGCTTGAGGCTCGTACGCTTCAGGATGAGGCGCATCGCGCAGGCAGGCCGGGGCCATCTGCGGATGTTGTACGGTTGCCCAGCCTCGGCTCAGATGGCGCACGGCGTTCCGGATTCGCTTGCGTCGGCGGCCAGGCGATGCGTAAGTTGCCTAATGGTTGGGCGCAGGTATCTGCACCTTCCGGTGGCTGGCAGCGCTGCCGAGAGGAGTGACATGGGGGTGTAGGGGCAGCGCCCCTACGGGCAACGCCTTATCCGCGCTTGGGGCGTCGTGGCCCTCGGGACATGTGGACCACATTTGACACCTCGGCGGCAGGACCGGGATCACCCATGCCCAGCCGCCGTTCCCTGCGATTTCTGACGTACTCGCGCAGGTATACGACGCTGGAATCCGTTGTGGCGCAGGGCCTTCCAGCGGTCATCGATCGCGTCGGCCGCGGCCGGGCTTCCTCCATCATCAGCCGCCATTCCCGGGCGATGTTGCAGGTCAGCGACCACCAGGTCATATCGACAGGCTCAAGGCTGTAGCCCTCAGGTGTGAACATGTGACCGGCCTGAAAGCCAAAACCGGCCCAAGGGCCGGTTAGGTTGATGCGGTCGTGCGTATCCATCTCGGTCATGCTGCAATCTCGTCCTTGTTGGGTGTCCGAGAGGGGAAGCAAGAGCCGATCCAGAGCTTGAGCCAGCGCCAGCCGGAGCCCACGAACCGCGAGATGGACCGATATGCCATTTCGCATAATGTATATTATGTTAGATGTCTGCGTCTGCCACTTCAGGTACAGCGGCTTGCTTGGCATCTGCACGCGCTTCCACGGAACACCGGTCAGGTTCAACCCCGTCACTCCCCGCCAACCTGTTCAGATCTTCTAGAAACACATCGCCAAGCCTCGATGCCGTTGTCCAGGCGTCGGTTCGCCATAGAGCCACGCCCGACACTCCACTCAGGATGATGCCCCACAAAGAAGACGCTGACTCAACTTCCAAGTGCAACACCCAAACCAGTAGGGTCTCAGC